ATGCTATCCATCGGGCTGCAGCCGACTCGGTTGGCTCAGGCACAGAAGTCTGCGATTGAAGCCAAGACTTACGCAGAGAAAGTTAAAGATCGTAGGAATACATTGCTAGATCGGCTCTGGCTTGAGCGAGATAGCTTTGATGGGTACAGAGAAACTATGGATAAGATCGAAAAGTTTTCTCTAAAATACCCGTCTCATGCCATTACTCAGGAGAACATCCAAGAGTCTTTTGACCGTCGCAAGAAAGCACAGGATGAAGCCGAAGCTTTTGGGGTGCAGGTGGATAAGAAATCCATACCCAAAGCGCTTGAGATGAAGCGGTACGGTCGGCCCGACTGAAAAAAACCCCCGCTCAGAGGCGGGGGAAAGAAGGAGAAGAAGTGACCATGAACAAAGGATCACGCCCCAATAGTACTACCTAATTCTCCATATACGCAACCCGCGTATGCCGTTCTCAATTACTACTTTGATAGCAACTTCAAACCCAAACCGGTTAGTGACCCCTAATATCTCTTGTTTTCCTTCCTCGGCCTGTAGGCAAGGCAAGAAAAACGACCAGCCAACCTTAAATTTAGACCAGTCAATGTTGTAATTAACCCGATTCACCTTCATCGGCTAGTTCCTCCGCCTCTTCCTGTGCGGCAGCTATGTAGGCGTCAGGGTCAATAAAGTCCCCCCTCGAGCAGTCAAAAACGTAGGCATCTACGGGCGGCACGCTGCTTAACTTGGTGCCTTTTGACATGCGTTTCTTCTTGATGCCGCCATAAATACCGTCGGAAGTCAGGCCGTTCAAAACGTCTTTGAGGGTAATTTGACTTTCCGTGCAGTACTTTCGGAAGTCCTTAGCCACAATATAAAGCTTCATCGTGTCTGGTTCCATCCGTAGTAGCAGTTCCCCACGGGGTTCTAAGATCGGCAACATCTCTACCCCGGTACGCTTGTCGACCTCATCGTTGATGACCAGAGTGTTCTGCCTATGCTTGTTCCAAAAGTCACCGATTACGCTAGCAAAGTCTGATACCGGTGGGGTGATTTCTTCCCGCATCTGACTAAATTCTTTCAACACCCATTTGAATACGCGGCCGACTTCGATGTCAATTATCCCTAGCCTCCTAGCAAAAAGGGCCCCTGCTATGTTGCACGCGGCAATCGCAGACCAGAACCGCTCTCGGCTTGTAAACCCGATCTTCTTGTCGATAAGCTTCTGCACCTCTTTGACCTCGGCTACCCGCTCTTCTAGGTTGCAGACTAGGTCACGGATGTAGATCCGACCCGCGTGTCCGTAATTTGTGTACAGCTTTGGGTACAATTCGTCCGCCTCGGCTTTTGTCAGAAGCTTGGTTTCTGGGATGCTGTACTCAATAATCCGCATCAACTCGCCATCGGGCGTGCCTTTAAGGGATTTCAGTTTGTCGACTAGCGAGGCGTTAGATGAACACAGAAGAATGGTCTGCCACTTGGTTAGGTTGATACGCTCGGAGTTCTCGGAGGCTTTCATCCGTCCACGGCCTCGGCCTTGGGATACTGCGTAAGAAAAGTCAGACCCTTCGTCGGGCTTCATCTTAGTAATTTCATCGCACCCTAAGCCGAGGTTATTCATCACGCCAAGGCGATGGAGACGGGTGTTCATGGTGTCTCGCTCGATCAGCATCAACTCTTCAGGGTGCCCGAACACGCTATGCATAGCCTTGAGTGTCGTAGTCTTACCGGTACCGGAGGTGTTGTTAATCAAGTTAATGATGGCGCCTTTGAGGTGCAGGTGTTTTAGTAGCGGCGCACCAAAAGCCGTGAAGAACCCAAAAGCGTGTGGCTCAAACCCCGGCTGATCGTAGGTGTTAATAACTTTCTTCCACTCTTCTAACGACCCAACCGGCTCAAAGTATGGGCACGCTTGAGAGGTGTAGCTTGAGGGTGGGCTGTAGCGATCTCCGTCCGGGCAAATTTCTACGTCGCCAATTACGAACGACCCATTCTTTTCTGTCCAACCAAACTGCATTCTCATAACTTCTGCTCCTTCTCTGCACTGTAGTTCTTTCACAAACCTAACGATGTAGGCCATGATGTTTTCCATTTGCTTCTTCAGACCCACGACCCCGTACCAAGCAAGCTTCTCTCTTAGTTTGTCGGCGGTCAGAAGGTCCACGGCGGGGAGTGCAAACTCTCGAACCCCATCCCTCGGCGTATGCAGGCGCATCCAGATAGTCTCGCCATGCTGGGGATCTTTCATCCTCTTAACGACATACAGGTCGTGTTCGTAGATTAGTGTCGGCTCGTCTTCTTCATCTTCCCCCCGGCGATACACCCCGCCATTCCTTCCCCTAAAGTAAGGAAATGGGTACTCAGGTATGGTGTAAGTGACGGGCTTTGAAACGTCCTCGGCTTTGTATTCAATCTCGTTAGTTTCGGATTCTAGGATCTCTTGCCCAAGAACTATCGGGGATGAAATCTTGCCTTTGTGCGGGCAGTTGTCACAGCCGCCGGGGTTTATCTTCTCAATCGCATCGCACGTGTAGGGGCCTTTGATCTTACTGGCTTTGTCTTCGGTTGCCTGAGCCGAGTACTCCTCATGCTCTCTTGATACTTCGTGGATGGCTGAGTCCCTATCGACACAATGCGTAGCCACCGACAACGCCGCTCTCCACATGGGCTCATCGATGGTGGCTTGTTCTTTGACTGCCCTTTCTATTTGACTACAGCCGTTGCCAGCCTCAACCTTCGCCCACAAAACAGAGAACCGATTCTGCTTGTTGCCCATCAAAGCCTTGGTCAAATCATTCAAAGTCGATGGTGTGTAGTCTGGTGCTTCCGATATGTCAGCTACCCCGATCGCATTTTTAAAAACTTCGAGGTCGACTTCGGGGGATACCGATATCAGGGTTACGTCAATCGGCGCATCATCTTTGAAGTTTTTGGTATCAGGCAGTCTAAGTATTGAGGCTGCGTCTGCAGTCCTTGACGGGTCAGCTTCAAGTCCTTTTAGATGACACGCCCGTTTGAGCTGTTCTGCAATCGGCTTCCATTCTTGCCTAGTAAGTTCTTTATTGATGCCCCAATAAGCGTGTAATCCACGACCGGAATTCACTAGCGTCGGCTTCGGCAGACCTAGTTCGCCGCAGAAATCCTTAAACGCAGAAAGCCCCTCGGCTTGAGTTTCGTAGGGCTTGCCCGGACCACAATCGATGTCGAGCCAAAAAGCCTTGATAACTTTTACGTTATCGGTGGTTCGGGTTGAGTTTGTTTCGTACTTCGAACAGGCAAAATAAACGTTGTAGTGTTTGGATAACAAGTCTTGCGCAACAGTCTCGACCTCCTCCATGGTCTGCACGAAAATTTGTTTCGGCATACCTGTCTTTTTTAGGCCCACCACGCAGTACCAGCCTTGGGTGGATAAAACTGCAGACAGTAAATCTTTTTTCGACATAGCCGCCCTTGCATACCGCGCTGAAAAAGATAGGGCGTCAGGGGGCGCGGCGTGCCCCTCTTCATTCCGTCGAACTAGACGCCCCGTTAACTTATGCTATAGCCAACTTTTTCTAAGATGGCAAAGATCTTTTCGGCTTGACGCTTCCGTGGCATCCACTCCCCAGTAAACCATTTGTAGATGGTCATGCGGCTTACTTCGAGGTGTGCAGAAACGTCATTGACGGGGATCTCTTTAGAAATACAGTACCGCCCCAGCACAACGCCGGGGTTGTCGGTACTCGCCTCTAAATTAGCCTTTATGATTCTTGATGTATAGCCTCGGTTGTCCATACTTACTCATCGTCTGTAGACCACTCGTTAAGCACATCCACAAAATCTTTCTTGGGGGCGGGCTCGGCGTTCTTTTTGTTGGGACGCTTAGTGGGCTCAGGGACAACTTCTTCCACCGCTTCTGCCTTGGGGGCAGAGATTGCTTTCGGCTTGGCATCGGTTTGAGCGGGAGTTTGGGTGATAGCCGACTTCGCCGACGGGCTATTACCTTTTTCTTTTGCAACTTTCCACTCGTCTTGCTCCAAGAACCGAATCGGCTTGAAGGTAAGCTTGGGGGTAGCGCTATCGCTGTCAAGACGCATCTCGGTAACAAGCGTATTGATGTTCTTGCCTTGTGACCCGACGTACTTCGCATACTGCTGGAACGGCATCTTGTCAATATCGCCACGACCAAAAATTGAAGTAGCCGCAAGCGTTAGTTGATAGACATCGCCGCGAACGTCGTCGGCTAAGAGGACTGCAAGCTTTTGCTGGAACCGACATGCACGGGAGTCACCTTGTCCGGAACCCTTGATGTTCTGCGGGCATCCTTCGCAGGTTTTGTGTTGAGGGTTTTCGATACTTGCATCGGGCGCATCGCCGTCGTTTGACCAGCAGTCGGGAGGTGCGGTCTCGCCGGGGGTGTACTTACCAGCGTAGTATTGCCGAGATACCTTGGGTGCGCCGTTAACAATCACGACGTTCATGGCACGGTTTTCGTTCTTAGCGATCTCTTCACCGTTAACCATCAAGCGGAATACACCGCCACGGATTGAGATGCGCTTGAGTCCCGTATTACCGGACAGCGACTTGGTTAGGTCATCTAGTTCGACTTCCTTGAGGTAGTCGGGGACGTTTTTACTAAACAAAGCAATTTCGCTCATGGCTATTTTCTCCTAATGGTGATTTCGTACTCACTGTCAATGTTTAAACCAGGGGGGTGGGCATCAGGGTGGTTTTCTAAGAACTCTTTCATGTTTGCCTGATGTATCCTTTTTTCCAACAACTCCATCGTACCGTGGTCACGCATGAAGCCATAGAAGCTGCTCCAGTCGTTAGTCCAGTAGCGATTTTTTACTGTGCGGTACGCTACACCGTTCGGTGTAGAAAAGCTTGTAACGCCAGTCTCTTTTGAGATCTCGATCAGTTTGCCTTTAAGGATGGCCATCTGCTCATCAATCTCAGAAGCCCTTGAAGAATACTCTTTGTAGAGAGCATCCTTTGTGTCGCGCATCTTAATGTAAGCGGCGACGATCTTCTCTATGGGTGCGTCCATGGTTTCCTTCCGTGTCGGATCTGTTGTCCGTTTTACAACTGTAACTCTGTAACTTTAGTCTGTCAAGTATTAATTTCGTTTTTATAGAGGTCGATGATACGGGTGTGGAAGTTCAACTTGTTCTGAAGCATCGCATACAACTTAGTCTCCACGGGACTTCCTTCGATATGCACAACTGTTACGGGGTTCACTTGTCCTTGCCTATGCACTCGAGCGTTTGCCTGTAAGTAGGACTCAATCGAGGTGACGGGTGCGTACCATATCACAACATTCGCAGCAGTTAGTGTAACTCCATGTGCCGCAGCTTGGGGTTGAATAAGAAGAACTTTGGGGTCTTGTTGCTCTTGAAAGCGTTTAAACGTGTCGGTACGTTTGTTAACACTCACACTCCCATCTATGATTTCTGTTGTTACTTTATGTTTTACAAGAAAATCTTTTAGCAAAGCCAGCGTGTGTGTAAATGGTGCAAACACCAGCACTTTGTGGGTGGCTTCTTCAATTACTTCTAGCACAGCAGAAAGCCTGTTCGATACGTCAAACTCCACGACGTTTCCGGTATCGGTGTAGACCGCACCGCACGATATCTGAAGTAGCTTAGTTATGTTAGAAGCGGCGTTAACAGCCGAGACTTCTTCCCCCGCAGCTTCAATCATCATGTCCTTCTTAAGCTGCTTGTAGTACTTGGATTGCTGCGGCGATAGGGGGGCGTAGCGTGATGTGTGGGTGACCTCTGGCAAGTCCAAGCACTCGTCTTTGGTGAATCGAATAGCCGGTTGCAGAAGCCTATGTACGGTCGCTTCGGCTGACGGTCTCGGTATCCATTTGAATCTTGTCAGTTGTTGCATCACGGAATCCCTAAAACCGCCAAACAGCATCGGGGTCGTGTCGGGGACGCACATCTTAGCCAGCCCGTAAGCATCTAGCGGGGATTGCGCTGCTGGTGTACCAGTCATCATCCACATCCACGTGTTGTGGTCCATGACTTCTTTGAGGGCTTTAAATCTTCTAGTCTTGGCGTTCTTGTAGGCGTTCGCTTCGTCAACAATAATTAAGTCAAACCCACCGTGTTTGATGTCATCCTTAACAATTTCTAACCCATCAAAGTTGATGATGACGTAGTCGGCGATACCGTTTATAACTTCTTTGCGCTTGTCTCGATCGCCATGGGCAATATTTACTGTCCTGTGCAACGCAAACTTAAACAGATCGGCTTGCCACGCAGACTGCATGATTGACAGGGGGCAGATGATAAGAACTCGGTGGATGTGTTTCTTCTCAAGCAGGTAGTCTGATGCCCAAATAGCAGAAGCCGTCTTGCCCGTCCCTTGCTCGTTAAAGCAAAAAGCCCGTTTGTGCAAGGTCAGAAAGGATGCGGTCTCGATCTGATGCGCCATGGGCTTGTAGAGTCCGGGCCACTTGTAGTCCCTTTGTATCGGGGACGGCACGTTCTTCAAGTTTAACTTCTTGAGGACTTGCGCTTCTTCAAGTCCCCATTTAACGGCAACCTCGGTGACATCCCCGTTTGTTTTTAATTCTTTGCTATGCTTAATTGTCTCGGTGATTCTTGCTGGGTTCCGAGTTCGTACGACTAGCGTTTGGTTGTCAACTATTTCCACGTTTCTTCTTTTCCCGTGTGCTAACTTCGTTAATTAGCTGTCGTTTGGAGTTGCGCTTAAAAGATCGATTCTCGGCGGCGCTCACGACTGATAAGCCGTCTTTATAGCTTCCGCCTTTTGATAGGGCTTTTGTATGGTGGACATCCTTACCATCGCCCTTACTTACCTTGCCGGCCTTTTCCATGAGCCTGCGCGCTCTGTTGCGCTCGGCCCTTTTCTTCTTGACCTCTTCGGTGCCGTCATACTGTTCGTATTCTTTCTTGTATGGGCGGGGTTTGTTAACGTAAGGCATGATGTTTCTCCGGGCAAATAACTCAATTCTAAGTCTAATTCACATCAGTCGATAGAACTTCTTGTTGCCCTGTTTGCGAACACTTACTTTGTTGTCAGCCAACAGCTGCCTTAAAACGGAGGCAACAGAACTCTCGCTGATGATGTAGTACTTGGCAATTTTTGCCGCCTGGGTTGGTGTCTTGTGTTCCTGAAGATACTTAAAAACTTTTTCCTGCACAGTTGCCATAGTTATTTCTCGATAATTACTGGGGAGTGGGTTTCAATCCAAA